TGTTGACCCCATCACTGGGGGAAACTCGATCCAGACTGCCTCTGTCAGCATATCTGCGAACTTCCCATCTTTTGGGTGGACGCAGGCTACCAAGGATGCGCTTGTTAAGGCGCTCACTGATACGCTTGCCGATAGCGACGTGACTATCACCAAGTTCAACTCCTTCCAGAGCTAGCGAGCTCTGGTGGTCAAGGATTTGAACTTAGTACGGGGAGTGACTTGTTCACCTCCGTAAACTGGAGGTTCTTATGAACAAACTCACTTGGCTGGTCGTAACAACGGCCAGCCTCCTCGTACTTAGCGGATGCGGTTCGCTAAACCCGACAGGAATAACTTGTTCCGTGTCGAGTAGCCGCATCTCTTGTGGGTTCGATGAGACACAGGCGCAGGATCTTCCAACCTCAAGCGAGGCGAAAGATGAAAAGCCTGATAGGCCTCTCACGCAGTCTCTTTTTAGATTTAAAGAGGCTGCATCCTGATGCTGACGGTCTCGATAGGGATCTACAAACTATCGAAGCACGTATCAAAGGTGAGGGTGTTGGATTCTTATCCGTCGCCCTTCCTGCTTTCGGCAAAGCTTTTGATCAGAGCCTTGCTTCCGGCAAGATGGCCAACATTCCGGGTTTTTCTCGGAATGGGCAAATCCCGAAGTTTTTATCGGGTATTGCACGCCATATCTTTGATACTAAAACAGGTATCCTTAGAAGTGATGCATCTCTCGATGCTATTGTTAGCATACGACAGGTACTTTACTTCTTTAAGAAGTTTTTGCCGGCGGACGATCGAGCTGCTAAGCTCACTCGTCTTGCCCTCAAAGATTTCGAGGATACCGATAGTGAGATACGAGATGTTGATTTGTCTCGACTCTCACGATTCGGACATGTTTGCTCATTCGTCGCTCCTGGACTTGAGTTCGTTCAGGATTACGAATGCAAACACGGCCCTGGTGCTGTCTTGGAGGGATATACATCGAACCAGAAGTGGTCCGAGGTATATCACGGTTTACTTGATTATGACCGAAGACTTTGTCTCGTAGGGTATGATCTGCCGGCATCATTGCTGGCGGATCAATACTACGATTCAAATGATCTCCAAGACGACTCCCCAAGCCCTTGTGCTAAGCTTGTCACAGTTCCGAAGAGCTGTTCTGCTCTCCGCACCATAACGGTGGAACCTTGTTTGAACCAATTCGTTCAGCAGGGTTTGAATAATGCCCTTCGCGAAGAAATTCGCAAGGACAAAATTCTGCGACAAATGCTTACACTTGACTCTCAAGAACCAAATCAAGTATTGGCTCTTGAGGGCTCCCTCTCCGGTAACTGGTGTACGATTGACTTGTCGTCGGCTAGTGATCGTTTATCATTACAAGTTGTAATGATGGCCTTTGCAAAAGACCGCGCTTCCTTGAAGCGCTTCTAGCAAGCCGTACACCTAATGTCAATGTCGGCAGCAATGCCGTGACATTAAAGAAGTACGCCGGTATGGGTAACGCAACGACTTTTCCTATACAATCGCTAGTATTTGCTTGTTTAGCACTTACTGCGATCACCTCGTCAGAAAAGTATCTGACGACGGAAAAGCTTCTTTGCGCGGCTCGGGATGTTCGTGTGTTTGGTGATGACATCATCATTCGCACCGAACATTTTCAGGTCTTTGCTGACTGGATCAACTCCTTTGGTCTTAAGATCAACCAGGGGAAGACTTTCTCTACAGGAAACTTTAGAGAAAGTTGCGGCGTTGATGCTTACAGAGGTAACGATGTTACTCCTGTTTATCTTCGCTACGATCCAGCGTTAACCTCAACCGAACCAAGTGCCTTTGTGTCTCATGTATCCACTTCCAACCAACTTTGGATGAAAGGGTACTATGAGACTTCGGAATTTTTGAAGAAGCTTTGTGAAGAGGTGAGACACCTCCCACTTGTTCCTTCAAATTCTCCGGGCCTTGGATGGCATACTCGCCAGGATGTGATGACAGGCCAGAGATGGTCTGCTACTCTGCATAGGTTTGAAGTTCGAACCTATGTTCCGATCGGCTCACGCCGAAAGGATCATCTTGACGACTATCCTGCGCTCTTAAAGTTCTTTCATCATCCCCGAATAGGGGAGGACGATCCAACTCATTTGAGCTCTTCGGTGCGCCGTTTCCAAATGAAATTGCGCAAGAGGTGGGTGCAGGCCCGTTAGGGTCTGTGTAAAATCCTCAAAACTTGTTTTGAGGTCAGGGGAACGATTGTGCCTATTGCAAACTGTGTTTGTAGTAGTTACAATCACAGCGGCTTGAAGGAGCCTGGTTAGCACCGGTCGGTGTTGACTATGGGTCCTTCAAATCTGCAATTGCAG